AGGCAAAGGTAATCAATTTGAGGTGAGCGTTACTTTGTCTGACGGCACTGTAGAGACACAAAAAATACAAAGTGTTTTTAATTCTGGAAAGATTACAGTTAAAAATGCTTTTTCCTCAGCTCCCTTGGCTGGTGCTGTTTATACTTTAGAAAATAATACTATTAACCCTGTTGTAAATCAAAAATTTAGGTGCATAGATATCAAAGATAATGGAAACAGTACTTACAATGTCACAGGATTAGAATTTAATGATTCCATTTATGAAGTTGCAGATAATACAACAAATAACAAAGCTAAATTAGAATATGAAGATGTAACAGGTTTTAATAACAGGCCAACAAAACCTGAAAATTTAGAAGTTACAAGTACAAGAATACAATTACAAAATAGTTCTACAAATAGAGTTACATTTTCATGGTCAAGAGGTATAAACGGATCTAATGTTAATTTTACAGTTAGATTCAAGAAGGGAAATGGAAATTTTAAAATTAGAAAAAATATAGATGAGACATCATTTGAATTAGATAATGTCAAAACAGGAACAGTTATTAAATTTGAAGTAAGATCAGAAAGTATAGACGCTTTAAAATCAAAACATTCAGCTTATGTTAAAGCACCAAGTTTTACAGTAGGACAATCATTATTTCAGTCTTTAGCAGAGTTTGCAAGTGAAAATCCTGTGCCTGTTCCTTTACCATAAAAATGAGTATTCAAGTTACAACACAAAATGAAGTAATTTTAAAATGGAGGATTCCATCAGATTATGCAGGAAATCGAAGTGAATTGGTAGCTGTTATAAGACATTCATCTTTAATTGATGGAACAGCAGTATGGCCTAATTCAACATTTTTAAGGGAAGTTTCCGCTTTAACTGATTATTTAATACTGCCTTTAATAAATGGCACATATATGGTTAAATTTAAAGATTTAGAGGGACGTAAATCTTTAAGTCCTTTAAATCATATAATAAATATTCCTGATGAAAAACCAAAATTATTAGTTCAAACTGTAAGAGAAGATACTACATCACCACCTTTTCAAGGACAGTTAAATGATGTATTTTATTCATCTGAATATGATGCTTTAGTTTTAAATAATGATGATTTAGTAGATGATAAAGTAGATTTTGAACAGGGATATTTAGGAAGTATTGATTTCGGTGGTGAGCTTTTCAGTTCTGGTGAATATTTTTTTAAAGATAAGTTGGATCTAGGCGGTATTTTTACAGTTGAATTTCAAAGAATATTAACCACGAGAGGTCTTTATCCTAATAATACTATTGATTTACATTTTACAAATATTGATGAATGGAGTGATTTTGATGGTAATACACCAGATGAAACCAATGCTGTCATTCAATTTAGAAAAAGTAATGACGCACCAACTGATGATGAGATAGAAGATGAAAATACAGAATTTATATTACTAGAAGATGGTAATAAATTTAGTCAGGAGGATTCACAAGTATATGATGATTTTATTCCTATGGAAAATGGTAGATTTACTGGTAGAGTATTTCAATTTAAAGCAGATTTAAGTTCTAATTTTACAGATCAGACTCCTTTGGTTGATGAGTTAGGTTATAGGATTTTGTTTGACAATAGAACAGAAAGTGCAGCGGTTGCGAGTGGCGGTAGTAATCCAAAAGTGGTAACTTTTGATAAAGCCTTTTACCAAACTCCTAAATTAGGCATTACTGCTAGTAATATGGCTACAGGGGACTATTATGTAATTAGTAGTGAAAGTCGGACAGGCTTTTCCATCACTTTCTTTAATAGTTCAAATGCAGCTATTGACCGCACATTTGCCTACCATGCTAATGGCTTTGGTGCGGAAGGTGCTTAAATTTATCTCATTTTCAAACTTGAGTTATGGCAACACATGATTATGATTTAGCAAACCAATCGGGGGCCAGTTTTAGGTCAGATTTAAATAATGCTTTACAGGCGATATTAACAAATAATAGCAGTGCCACAGCACCATCTACGACCGCTGCCTATATGTTTTGGGCTGATACTAATACAGGTATTTTAAAAATAAGAAATTCCAGTAACAATGCTTGGGTTGAATTATTACAGCTTGATGGCACGTTAACACTTGAAGATGGTTCTGCAAGCACACCAGCACTTGCCTTTAGAGATGATTTAAATACTGGTATTTTTTCTAGTGAAGCTAATAAGTTAGATATTGCCTGTGCTGGTGGTTCAAAACTTCAAGTCAATATTAATGGAATAATTATTTCAGGAACGGTTACTGATGATGGTGCTACTCATGATGGTGATGTGACCTTTACAGGTGCGGCAGCTAATGT